ACATCAGCAAGATACCCGCCGATACGATTGACGAGGAGCATATATTCGGCTCTATTGTTCATAAGGCGGAAGATTACGAGAATATAGCATGGGCTGTAGCTGTTATCCTCTTAGGTAACCGCTTCACGGAGATAGTACGCCCCCCCTTTTGGCAGTTTTGGAAACGAAAGAAGAATATTACCCAAGGTGAGGTATTAGCTAATAAGCTAACTAAAGCCCCAGTATCTGAAATATCCGAAGCCTTTTTCAAGGTAATAGGACAAATGGATATACGCTCTTTTTTCGCTGTTTCCACTTCCCTCAAAGGAATGATGATCACAAAGCCAACGAAGGAAGTGGAGAACGAAACGATAGTATCTGGGGGCTCGTAGGCTCGTTTGCCAAGCAATACAGATTGACCTTTGAGTATGTCCTGAATATGAGCTATGCCAATGTAATGCTATATAGCTCAGTGATACCCTCGTATGATAATGACAAGAAAGACAAAAAGGAAGCACAAAAAAATGAAACAAGAACGGACTTTGCAGGCTTTCTCTCGAAATTAAAAGCAATCCAGTAATAAACAAACCACTATGCAAGAAAATGAAGGTAGACTACTCTTTGAGGTAAGAGCAGACCAAACAGATATAAAGAAGGATATTGAGGCTATCAAAAAGCAATTTGAAAGCCTAACAGAGAAGACAAAAGAAGAGGGCAAAAAACAAGCCGAAGTATGGCAGAACCTTGTCAAGGGGGCTACTGCCTATTTTACTTTGCAGGGAGCGTCTGCCTTCATTAAGCAGGTGGTAGCTGTCCGCTCGCAATTTCAACAGCTTGAAATATCCTTTGGCACTATGCTAAAGAGCAAGGAGAAAGCCAATGCCCTAATGGCGCAAATGGCTGATTTAGCAGCTAAAACCCCTTTCGGATTAGAGGAAGTATCTGAAGGGGCTAAGCGTTTGCTTGCCTTTCAAGTCCCTGCCGAGGAAGTAACCGAGACCCTCCGCCGTATGGGTGATGTCGCTGCGGGATTAGGTGTTCCTATGGGGCAACTTATTCATGTGTACGGGCAAGTGAAAGCACAGGGAAAGCTAATGACCAACGACCTATACCAGTTCATGAATGCAGGTATTCCTATCATTGCTGAATTGAGTAAGGTTGTGGGTAAGAGCGAAACCGAGATTAAAGATATGGTTTCTGCGGGAAAAATAGGCTTTTCTGAGGTACAAGCTGTTATAAAGAATATGACCAATGAAGGCGGGCTATTCTTTAACCTAATGGCAGAGCAGAGTAAGTCATTAGGAGGGCAAATATCCAACCTTGGGGATAGCTTCGACCAAATGCTTAATGATATAGGAAAAGCAAGCGAGGGCTATATATCAGGGGCTATTCAAGGGGTTACTTTCTTGGTTGAAAATTACAAGACATTAGGAAAGGTGATAGCGGGGCTTATTGTTACCTATGGAGCGTATAGAACTGCTGTACTGGTGAATATTGCACTTACCAAAGGTTGGGCAGTAGCGGCCAAGGAAGATGCTATAGCTAAAGGCATACAGACTGTTGCTACCAATGCTGCTACCATAGCTACTAAAGCCCTCAATGCCGCTATGAAAGCCAATCCTTATGTATTAGTAGCTACTGCGGTAGTTGGATTAGGTGCTGCTATGTGGGCTTTGAAAGACAAAACTACTGCGGCAGATAAGGCACAACAGGATTATAACAACCAAAAACAACAATCCATAGACTGGGAGCAGCAGCATAAGCAAAAGATTGATGAACTTATAGATAGTGCTACCAATCAGGCGTTAGCCGATACAGACAGACAAAAGGCACTTATTCTTCTACAAAAAGAGTATCCGAATATCTTTGCTAAATATGATATTGAGAAACTAAAACTTGCCGATATACTCAAGTTAAAGCAGGAGATAGCCAAACACGATTCAGAAGAGAAGAAATTCCAACGTACAAATGACTTTTTGAAATATCAGGATTTTGAAAAGATTTTGAACAACGCAAAAGCAGGTAAAAGTGGGTATAATGTAAATGAACTGAAGAAAAATAGTGCTTTTGATAAGGAAATGACTCGTGTGTTTGGCAACTCTTGGGTTCATAAAATGGGCGAAGTTAGTGAGTATATCAAGGAAAGACAAAAAATCGCCAAGAATGATGTAAAAGGAGATGTTTTAGCTTCTTGGAGCTCTAATATAAAGAACTTATCAGAGAGCGAGATTAAGAAGGAGTTAGAACACCGACAAAAACTCATTGCTGACTTGCAAAAGCAAAAGAAAGCAGGCAACAAATGGGCTTCTCATGGGGTGAACTTTGGAGGTGATTGGTTTGCTTTCAATGAAGAGGAACTACAAGCACAATCAAAGGCATTACAGGCACAATTAGACAAACTCTACGAGCAGACATATAGTTATACTGACCTATCTAAGAAGTACGCTGCTGCGGTAAAACAAGCTGAAAAGGAACTATCTGATATTACCAAAAATAAAGCAGGGTATAAGACTGAGGATGACTATAAACAAGCTGTTGCCACTGCAAAAGAGAACCTTAAACAAGCCCAAAAGGTATATGATGATTTTTCTGTAAACAAACCAAAATCATCTTCGAAAACCTCAAAGGCTAAATCCGAGCTTCCTACTTTTGACTATGAAAAAGATAAAAGGGACAAGGAGCGTTTGGAAAAGGATAGAATGTTTGAGGAGGAAGAAGCTAAAATCAAAGCCATGAAGGACGGCACAGAAAAACGTAACGCCCTACTCATCTTTGAATATGAGAAACGAGCCGAGACAATCAAACGAAAAGGAGAAGATGAGTTACAGGCTTTTATTGAAACAGAGAAGCAGAAAGCCGAAGCAGCGGGGAAGTGGAAGAAAGGGCAAGATTTTAACACTGATACCCCAGCCATTCAAGAAGAAAAGGCAAGAATAGCCAAAAATCAGGAAATCCTCAATCAGGACAATTTAGACGAATATACCCGCCAGCAGGAGGCTATGTATAAGGAGCTATTGGAGAAGTACCAAACCTATACAGACCAACGCAAAGCCATTGAGGAGAAGTACAATGCCGATATTGCCGCCTTGCAAGCCAAGTTAGGTGCAGATGCTCCACAAGTGAAGAAAGCACAAGACGAAAAAGCTCGTGAGCTTAAGAAGCTCGATATACTCTACAAGAAAGAGGGTACAGCCATTGCTAAACTATTTGAGAACCTACGTAAAAAGACAGTCAAGGAGATACGCCAAACCATAGTCGATGCTGAAAAAGAGATTGACCAGCTGGCAAGTATACTTGACATGAGCGATAAGGACAATGTGGACTATGTCCAAAACCTCCGCCAGCAGTTAGAGCAAGCAAAAGATACAGCAGACCGTAGCGATACAGTCTTTGGAAGGCTTGGTAAAAATATTCAAGCTATATTCAAGTTCAAACCAAATACGATAGAATGGAAGGAAGCGCTCCAAGGTGTCCTTTCTGATGCTCAGTCAATCACTGGAGAATTTGGTCAATTGGGGCAAGAGTTTGAAAAACTGGGGCAGAGTACGGGGAATGAGGCTTTAAGGCGAATGGGGCAAACAGTACAAGCGGTAAGCAACACATTAAATCGAACTTTATCGATGGCACAAACGGGAGGATCTGTAGGAGGTGGTTGGGGAGCCGCAATTGGTGCAGTAGTTGGATTAGTGGTTTCTGGCTTTGAAACACAAGCAAGAGCTCAATTAGAACATGAAAAAAAACTTAGAGAGATTGCAACTTCTAAAATTGCCCAACAAAATGAATACAATAGGCTACTTTATGAGGAACGAATGTTGATGAAAAATAATAAATCTATTTTTGGTACAAAAGAAATAAAAACATCTTTGGAGTATTTAAAAATATATGAGGAGAAATGGTTAGATTTGCAAGAAGAATTATTTGGTGATGCAAATGCACGAAGTTATCATGAAAGGCAAGGTCTTAAAAACTACAATTTTTATGAAGAACATAAAAAAAGGAGATTTACCCCTAATGAAATAAAAAGTTCGTTGGATAATATTCAAGTTGCTACAGGTAGCCATACAAAAGGAGCTCTTTGGTGGAAAAAAAGTGTAACTGATTATTCCTCTATAACTTTAGCTCATTCAGATTTAATCAAACAGAATGGAGAATTTAATAGGTCTTTAGCTGAAAGTTTGATTAAAACAAAAGAATTTGGAGAAGGAGGGAAAGAAGCATTACAGAAGATAATAGACCTATACGACCAAGCTCAAGAAGCTCAAAAGAAGTTTGATGAATATCTCCAAAACACATTTGGAGATTTAGGCAAAAGCATAACAGATAGTGTATATAATTCTCTTCAAAAAGGAGAGGACGCATTTGAGAGTTTTGCTAAAACTGTTGGTAATGTAATAGGTAAATTAGGAAAACAATTAGTATATGAAATCTATGTTGCAGAGTCTTTTAAGAATTTACAAGAAAAAATACGGAAAGCCGCTGATAACAATAGCGGAAGTAAAGATTTTGCAGAGCAATCGTCTCGAATTGTAGGAGAATTTGGGAATACTATGAAAAGTAAAATAGGAGAAATGCAACAATTCTTAAGAGACTGGAATACTATGAGCAGTAATATAGGATTTGACTTTCTCAACGAGCAGCGCAAAGCTACAGAAAAAGGTTTTGCACGAATGAGCCAAGATAGCGCCGATGAACTTAATGGGCAATTTAGGTTACAAACTCAATTAAGTGCTGAGATAAAGAATGCGATGTTACAAAGCGTCAAAGAGTTTACTGAAATGCATAAGTTTATGCAAAACAATGCAGCCCAACAGTTGCGACACCTTGCAGGAATAGAAGCTAATACTTATAAACTTCATAAGATAGAAACAGATATAGCTAATATGAAAGCAGGTATTAGCGAGATTACCACTAAAGGAATCAAGATAAGGTCATAAAAAAGCCCCTTAATTGGGGCTTTTCTTTTACCAATCATCTTTATTCCGATTGTCAATATCCTTTATTATTGCATTAACCAAAGTATTAAAAAACTTCTCTATACTATTTTTTGAACTTTCGTCTTTCAATTTTCCATCTTTATTAAATGTACTATAAGTGCCAAAAGCACCACCACCTCCTACTAAAGAATATCTATGATTATTATTAAATCCATCTCCTTTGGTCTTTGCTATGAGAGGGGTGTTTATTCTTATTTTATTATCTTTAAAATCTATAGTCATAGTATACTCTAAATCAAACTTACGATTGCATCCCCCCATAAAATTACCATAACAAATACCTCCACTTTCAATTCCATTGATAGAAATTATTTTCCCTTCAACTTTACTTATAGCGTCCTTTGCAGAAACATAATAATTTGTAAGAGCAGTAAGAACACTTATATACAACTCATTAGCGGTTTTCCCTTCAAAATTATATACAAGATAGTTTTTGCTTTGGTCTTTCTCATCAACCATTCCATCTTTTGTCAATATAAATTGGCTATACCCTAAAAAATGGACACAACTCATAATGAGCAATAATACTTTTTTCATGTGTTATGTATTTAATTTAGTAAATTTCAATAGTATGTAATAGGCGTTCCTTATGGATGTAAATATCGTCCAAGCTGTCAAG